AATGAAACGAGCATACAGTCCGAAGGAAATAGCGGCGAAGACCTACAAGACGCTGCCGTGGGGTGGCCGCTGGGCGGAGTGCTTCGGCCTGCCTGAGGAGAACTCCAACTGGTTCATCAGCGGCTCGAGCGCAGCCGGGAAGAGCAGTTTCGTGATGCAGCTGGCTCGTGAACTGACGAAGTACGGACAGGTGCTCTATCTCAGTTATGAGGAGGGCGTGAGCCGAAGTTTCCAGGAAAGAGTAAAACTCTTCGAGATGGAGAAGTGTCAGGGCTGGTTCCGCGTGGTGACGGAGGACACGATAGAAGACCTGACAGCGCGGCTGAAGAAGCGGCACTCGGCGAAGTTCATCATCGTGGACAGTTACCAGGAGAGCGGCTGGGAATGGCCGGAGACGAAGAAGCTGATAGAGGACTTTCCGCGAAAGAGCTTCATCTTTATCAGTATGGAGAAGAAGAGCCAGCCATTAGGCAATGCTGCGCTCCGGCTCCGCTACAAGGCGGGTGTGAAGGTGCGGGTCGTGGGCTTCAGGGCATACTGCCAGGGACGCTTCAATCCCGATGTGGGTAACAGTTTCGTAGTCTGGGAAGAAGGCATTTTAAGAACATCAAATAAAATAAAGGAATGAATAAGAAAATCTACATCAGCGGTGCGATAGCGCATCTGGACATTGAGGAACGTAAGGCCGCCTTTAATGCGGCCGAGCAAAGGCTGAAGGCAGCGGGAATGATTCCCTTCAATCCGTTCAAAAACGGGCTGCTCCAGACAGCAGACTGGAGGGAGCACATGAGAGTGGACATCAAGGCCCTCTTAGAGTGCGACGCCATCTACATGCTGCGCGGCTGGGAGATGAGCAAAGGGTGCAAGCTGGAGCTGGATGTGGCCTCGAGCTGCGGCATAGAGGTGAGATATGAGGCTATAGATATGCATGGCGGCAGCGCCTTCAGAGAGGCCTGAAATCATGCGGGACATAAAAAATTTTATGCGGGACATAAAAAAATTTATGCGGGACATAAAATAATTTATCTCAGACATAAAACAAAGGACAAACGGGGTAACCGGCGGCCCCCGGTAAGAGAGCCGGAGAAGATAAATAAAAAATCAAGACAATGAAGAACTTAAAGGAAATGCTGTCAGCATGGCTGAAGCGAGTGAAGGAGCAATATCAGGCATGGAGTAAGCGACTGAAAAGGAAGCGCCTTGAGGAAGAGTCGCGCCGGGCCATCCAGGTAATGGAGTGGAAGGGCAGCCTGTGGATAAGCGTAGGCGGCGAGCCACTGCTGGGTGCGGTAGATACGCGAGAGGGACTATTGAAGACGGTCAGTAAGATGAGAGAGACATGGATAAGCAGGAAGATAAAGAAATGAGGAAACCGCGGCGATACGGTCGCTTCTACGCTCTGCTGGGGAGGCTCAGGGGGGCGGAGAAAGAGGAGCTTGCGCTGCAATACAGCGACGGGCGGACTACACATCTGAGAGAGATGAGCGACGAAGAGATAGCGATGATGGAGCGCGCCATGGAGCGGAGTGTGAGAGAGGCCGAGGCTGTGGAGCTGCGCAGAGCGCGGAGCCGGGTGCTGAGGCTGATGCAGCGGATAGGCGTGGACACGAGCTCCTGGCTGATGGTGGATGCATTCTGCCAGCAGAGGCGGATATCGGGCAAGCTGTTCCGCTATCTGAGCCTCGTGGAGCTGAAGGCGCTGGAGCGTAAGCTTCACGCCATAGAGCGCAGGGGCGGCCTGAGGCATCGGAAGGAGTCAGCGCCCTCCATGGCAGGGATGCTCATCTGCGCGGGAGGCGGAGAGGGAGGAGGTGCGCTATGCTAAGGGAGACGCAGATCATCCGCCTCAGGCGGAGCGAGGCACAGGCCATACTGGAGAAGTGGTGGCGGGAGGGCATGGAGAGCGATGTGCGAGTGCTGGCATGGAAGGCCCCGGGCCATGTCTTCCTCGAGACATCCGATGCGGCCCTGGCAGCGATATGCCGGCACTGCCCCACGGCCCAGATATATCCCGGCAGAGAGACCAAGACAATAGGAACAAAGCATGAAAGACTATGGCAGATATAGCAAAAGCCGTAAAGATGACCCTTAGCTACATCAGCGAGAGGGGCGAGGACATGGAGCAGAGAGAATGGGACGCATATCTCGAAGAGCTTCAGGACTCGATAAATGATCTAAAGGAACTGAGAGAAAGCCTGAGCGACTGGACAAGCGCTGAGGAATAACATTACCAACAATAACAACAACAATCAAAAACCCAAAGACAATGACAAAGAGAGTAAAGAAAACGATTATCACGGGAGTGAGCCGCGAGGGAGCGGAGGACGCATTTGCCGAGTACGCCAAGGCCGACGCCGAAAGCGCCAAGATCACGGCGGATATCGAGCTACAGTGCGCCAAGATCCGGGAGAAGTATGCCGACCGGCTTGCAGAGCTGTCGGGGCGCAAGACGGAGGCCTTTGATGTGCTTCAGAGCTTTGCGACGGAGCACAGGGATGACCTGTTCAGCAAGAAAAAGAGCTTAGAGATGGCCCATGGTGTGATAGGCTTCAGGATAGGGACGCCGAAGCTCAAGACACTGAAGGGCTTCACGTGGGCCAGCGCCCTCCAGATGGTGACGGAGTTTCTGCCGGACTATATCCGCCAGAGCTGGGAGATAGCCAAGGACAAGCTGCTTGCGGACCGCGACGAGGACGCAATGGTGGTGAAGATGGCCAAGTGCGGCATCCAAGTGGTGCAGGACGAGACCTTCTACGTCGAGCCCAAAAAGGAGGACCACGACTAAAGAGAGAGAGCCATGGAGAAGCGCAAGGGTGTGAGCTACAGAAAGCGGGTGGAAGACATCAACCGCATCTACGACCGCTGGGCCGCTACCGGTGTGCCCAACATAGAGATCTGGCGCAGGTATATATACCCCGTCTATGGCATATCCTTGCGCTCTTTTTACAATCTGCTCAAGGCCATCGCCGACGAGCGCGGCGAGATAGACGAAGAGACACACCGGCTGCTAAACATGGGAGAAGATGACAAATATTGAGGACGGCCTGAGGAAGGCCATCAGGAGCATACTGAGCGACATCAGGGTCGAGATGAGCGAGGAGTTTGACCGCAACTTTGAGCGTCAGGGCTTTTTCGCGGAGAAGTGGCAGCGTAGGCGCAGCCCGATAAGGGCGGGCAGGCCGCTGCTTATCGAGACCGGGGATCTGAGGCGCAGCATCCGCTGTGAGAGCACGGCTGACGCGATAACCTTCTACACCGACCTGCCCTATGCCGCCATCCACAACGAGGGCGGCGAAATCAAGGTGACGCGGCGGATGAAGGCGTACTTCTGGCATCGCTATTACGAGGCACAGGGCGCCTTCGGGCGGAGAAAGGACGGGAGCCTCAGGCAGGACAAGCGCACGGTGAGGCTCACGAGCGAGGCGGAATTCTGGCGCTGCATGGCGCTGATGAAGGTGGGCAGCAGCATCAGGATACCGCGGCGGCAGTTTCTCGGCGCCTCTGCTGAGGTAGAGAAGGCCGTGGTGGAGATAATAGAGCGGAACCTGAGCGAATATTTCAACGAATCAGACATAATAAAGCAATGAGAAAAGAATTATTTGAAGCCATTAAGGCAAAGATAGAGTCCACGTTGCCGGAGATACTGCATGTGGACCTGTGGAATCACAATGTGGAATATATCGAGGAAGAGACGCCATGGGCGCGTCCTGCGGTGTTTGTGGAATTTGGTGCGATATCGTGGCAGCCGCTCCAGGGCGGAGGTCGCCGAGGCAGCGGCGTAGTGCGGCTGCATCTGGTGACGGACTGGGCAGAGGGCGAGTATGCCACGGCTTTTGCGCTCTCGAGGAAGCTGCTCAGGGCCGTGGAGGGCTTAGAGGGCGAGGAGTATCACGGCATGGCGCTGATGGAGACGGCCACAAACCACAATCACGAGGATATCCTGGAGAGCGTGGACACCTACGCGGTGAGGTATAAGATGATACAACCATGAGGAGAGAGAGCAGAGAGTATTTCAGGGAGCGGGGAGTGACGCTTATCCGCCCCACAGGCGAGGCCATACACCTAAGGAGTGTCGGAGCGGCTCAGAGATACCTGGGGCTGAGTAGCAGAGAAAAGGTGTGGCGGGCGATAGTGGGCGGCTATGCCATGAGGGGCTATAAGCTGATGTACACAGAGGACTGGTCAGTGAGAGGAGACTATCGCTTTGGTGAGAGCAATGTACGGGACAGTGAGGGACACCTGAGGAGGGAGGTATTGAGTCGCCGCCGGAGAGAGGGGATATCAAGGATGAGTGAGGAAACGAAAGAGAGGCTGAGTGAGTACCGGAGGGGGCTGTCAGGATCTATGGCAAAGAATCCTGAGAGCAGATGGGGTAAAGGCAGTCCCAAGAAGGCTATCCATTGCACGACCAACGGAGAGGACTACGCCTCGATCACGGAGGCGGCGAAAGAGCTGGGGATAGGATTTCAGCAGATATCGGCGGCCATAAGGAGGAGCGGGACGGCGCACGGATACAGATTCTACGACAAAGAGATTTGGGACGATGCGGAGAGAGTGAGCTTAGCAATTCATGAAAATCTAAAAACCAAAGAAATATGATATACGGATATTTACGAGTGAGTTCAGACGACCAAGACGTCAACTCACAGAAGCAAGGAGTAGAGAAATTTGCCATGGAGCACAACTGGAATATAGAGGAATACATCACCGACGAGGGCGTAAGCGGAGGAAAGGACCCAGACAAGCGTAACCTCGGCCCGCTGCTCAACAAGGTTAAACAAGGCGACACTATTATCGTCTCGGAAATATCGAGGCTGGGACGTGACCTGTATATGGTCATGGATATACTGCATTTCTGCATGAATGTGGGTTGCAAGATATACACGGTGAAGGACAAGTTTGTCCTTGGTGATGACATTCAGAGCAAGGTGCTCGCATTCGCTTTCGGCCTCTCGGCCGAGATAGAAAGGCAGATGATAAGGCAGCGTACCAAGGAGGGCCTGCGTCTGAGAATGAAGATGGGGATACTCGTAGGTCGGCCTTTGGGCGTAGATACGGCCGGCAAGAGCGTATCAGAGGAGACGAAGGGGAAGATAATAGAGCAATATAATTGGGGTGTGCCTCTGAGAAGGCTTGCTGAGAATTTCAAAGTAGACAGGAACACCATGACACGGTGGCTGGACAGGTGGGGCGTGCTGAATTCTCCCTACCTTCATAGAGCGGAAGAGAAAAAGCGCAGACAGGCCATCGCTCAGCGAAAGACCCTATACAAAGACAGCATGGACGAATATTGCTGCGTCGCCCTGCCACGCGAGACTATGCGAGGCTATATTCTGAGGGACCTCACTATTCCACAAATACACGAGCAGATGTCGCAATACACCTACGAGCAGGTATATGATACGATATTGTGTGACGAAGAATTCAATAAGCTTTACAGGCAGCACGGACAACTGAAGGTCCCCGGCTATGGTAAAAAGAGATGAACGATGAGCATGAGCATATATGAACAATGGTTATCAAGCTTTGAGATGGCAGGCTTGCCGGCTATAAACACGGATACATGCGCCAGAATAATGGCTGTGTTCTATGTTTATGGCAATAACGAGGCCTTCACCTTAAATCATAAGCTTGTGGCAGACTTGCGATATATACAGCGCCGCTTTGGGCTGTATGGGACATGTACTCCCAATCCCGACTTCATAGACTCTCTCAAAGGGTATATCAAAGAGTTGGAGGAATGTGAGGGCACAGACTGCGGCAATTCGATATTTGTGAAGAAGCCGCGGCCGAATTGGTGCACCGACCTATTTAAAAGCAGGTACGGCTTTGAGCCATAGAAGAAGGAAAAAGAAAAAGAGGAGGTTGAAGGCCCGCGTTGAGGAGCTTGAAAGGCATAGTGGGGCGGGGTCTGAATAAGCAGAAAAAGCGTAGTAATCAGAAAAATCTAAAAATAATCTCCAAAATATTTGGTAGATAAGAAATAAATACTGATATTTGCAGCAAAGAGAGGTAATGTAGGAGGCATTTCACATGTCGGCATCGCAAGATGTGCAGGCTTCGGAATGACCATTTGCCTCTCTTTTTTGTTTA